GCACGATCGCAACCGCATGGAAGCGGCTGGCGATCTTTCTTTACATCCCGTCGGGGGATCCGCCGACTATGCGACTCGCTCGGCAGTGTCTGAAAAGACCAAGGTCGATCGATTCTCGAAACAGATGCCAATCGACGAAGCCGACTTCATGTCGGATAACTTCCAACGCTTGGCGCAAACGCCTCGCGATTTTGGTCTCGCAGCTGGTCGCATGCGGCCAAACGTGGTCGCAGCGGTCATCTTGGCCAACGCTAACTTGGCAGCAACCGGTCGAGCATTGTTCAACGCAACCGACGTTTCCGATATCGGTACCGGACAAGCACTCGATCGAGCACCGCTTTCGCTGGCGATCAGCAAGCTCGGATTGCGAAAGGATGGCGATGCATCGCTCAACCTGACCGCGACGCACTTGCTCTTACCGCCTACGCTGCGAGATCTCGGTGTGCAATTGACCAAGAGCGATCAAGTGATGGTCGACGGTGGTAAGGGCTCAAAGAATGTGCTCGCTGAGTACAACATCAAACCAGTATCGGAGGCTCGCCTCGAAAACGGTTTGGTGGATCCAGTTAGCAAGGCTAACCTCTCGGGCTCAGCTAGCAACTGGTATCTAGTCTCTGCTGAGGCGAACACGATCGAGGTCACTTTCCTTGAGGGAGCTGGCCGAGTGCCGATCGTCACCACAGAAACGCTGACCGGTGGCAAGTTTGGTATCAACGTCACCGTGCGTCACTATGTCGGAGCTAAGGCTCTAGACTTCCGAGGATTCGTCCGAGGCCGAGCATAGTCGATTCTGCAATTAGATCCGTCTGATCAGATCGATTGGACGGATCTTTCCTAAGTCATTCTTACCACTCAAGAAATCATGAAACGAATCAATCTAAACCGACCAGTGAAAATCGATGGCGTAATGCATGAGCCTGGCATTCACACCGTCGAGGATGGTTATGCCGATAGCCTGGTCAATGCAGGATGGGCATCAGTCTCACGCAGCAAACCGAGCACCGTAGAGGAACAAGACACCGACGATGACAAGCCGGTGACATCTACTGCAAGCGACGATGATAAACCCGTCGATGTGCCAGCTGCTGCATCAGCACCAAAGCGACCGACGAAAAAAGCAGCTCGCAAAAAGTAACCAAGCCAATATGCAGCCAAAGTCGCTAAGACTCTGCTTGCACGACAACCGCACAATTTTGTTTTTCTGAGGTACCAACATGGCAAGATTTTTACGCGAACACGACGAGGCGGATTTCACCAACTCGTCTGGATCCGAAATTGCAAACGGCACGATCATCGCGATGCCTGACGGACGAGCTGGCATCGTCGAAGGGTTAGCGGGAGTGCCAAACGGTCGAGCTGGTAAAGCTCGCACCAAAGGCATCGTTGTCTGTGCGAAAGCCACAGGCACCGATTTGAGCACGCCAGGCACTCGAGTGCAGATCGCAACCGCGACTCAGCTCGTGACCGCCAAAGCATCCGGTGCAGCCGATGCAAACAATATTTTGCTAGGTCGAACAACCAAAGCAGCAGGCACAGGAGTGCTCGAGGTCGAGGTCGATCTCAACGGCACTGGCACTACACCGTAGGCCTAGCCAATCATGCCACGCCCAAGCCGCATCGCTACGGCTACGATCCGTGGCATGACGATAACGATTTATCGACAGTCCACCGTGATTGTCGATGGCGAAGAGGTCGATGCCTCGTGTGACTCGCCCGATCACACGAGGCGATCGATCAGGATTCGTGACGGACTCACGCCCGAGCGTTTCCTTGACGTACTCATACACGAGTTGCTGCACGCTTGCTTTTGGGATCTCGACGAGGATGCCATTGCCGAGACAGCAACTGACATAGCCCGAATACTGACTCAACTAGGATACGCCCAATGTCCGCCCTCAAAGACAAGCTGCTCGAGTGGCAGCAAATCGAAGCGGAGCGTAAAGAGCTCTCGCGACAATCCCAAACATTAGGCCAGCGAGCCAAGCAGCTCGAGGCCGATTTCGAAGCCGAGCTGAAAAAGACTGGCAAGCAATCGATCAAGCGACATGGATTCACGCTCGCGTGGGTCGATGGTCGTGCCACTGTGAAGTGGGCCGATGAGTTTCTCAAGGCCTGCGGGCCTGAGGAAGCAAACCGACTCAAGGAAGAGGCTGCGAAGTCGATCGAGAAAAAACTATCGATCTCGCCACCAGCCGAGTGAAGCATTTGTAGTGGACGAGGCTACGAGTCCTGAGTGAGAGACATGGCCTCGTAGCCTCGGCCACTACCAACAAACCAAACATGACGCATTGGATCCAAATCGCATTTCGAATCATCGCCGCAGTCAATCGACTCGTGGGCCTATCGAAATGGATCCGCGAATCCGAACTGCGTCAAAACTTGACCAAGCCAGTACTCACGCTGCTGATCGCCATGGCAGCATGGATCTGGCCTTTGTCGATCCTGATCATCATTATTGCACAAGTCACCTACGCCCTGACCAAAATGCAAAACACCAAAGACAACGATCCCAAGCCACCCGCTCAAAAGTTTCGAGTTGTCGCTTTGGTGCTTTGTTGTGTGGGCCTGGGCATCGCACTAGGCTGCGATACCGCACCGCTCGAGTACCGAGCTCTCGCCGCACCGCGGGCCGAGACTCCCTCGATCAATCCGCCTGTATCGATCCGAGTCCGTAACTGGCTCGGTGGCCCATCGGGCCGCGAGGGATCATGTGCACATGCCAGCACGGTCAACATGCTGCACTGGCAAAACGAATTCGATCTCGCTCGCACCTGGCGTAGCAAGTACTCGGGGGGCGAGTACGCATCACGCCTTCGCGAGCGACTGGATCGCGAGGGAGTCAAATACGCCTACACCGAGCAAGCGAATTTAGCTCTGCTCGACTACGCGCACGAGACTCGCAGAGGAGCTGTGATTTGGTGGAAGCCCTCGCACGCATGCACCTTTTGCGGATGGGTCGAAATCAACGGCCGCACTCATGCCGTGGTACTCGACAACAACTTTCCCGAGCGATTCGAGTACACCGAGAAAAATCAATTTCACCGACTCTGGGCGAGCTATGGAGGCTTTGGACTGACCGTCCTCGGCGATCCACCAAGCCCGCCACCATTCCGCTCGTATGAGCCCGTCCAACTGTTCTAAGGGACAGACAAATGACTGAATGCTGCGACAACCCAAAACGATTTAAGATTGCTCTCAGTGCTGGCCTCATCGCTGCGATGGTCGCTCACGCGATCATCTTTGGTACCGTGCAGCGCACGCTGCCAAAGGTGGAGCAGTATCTTCTGGACTCGCCACAGACTGCGACGCCTGCCGCACCGCCTGGTGGTATCAATTTCGACAGCAATCGATACGGATCTCCCAACACGCTACCGGTCAACGATGCTGCACGCGACGAGATCAAAAAGCAAATCCTGGGCCGACGCATAACGCCCTATCGATCGCCGAATTGTCCTGATGGCAATTGCCCGCCTGGCACTGTGCCAGCGCAGCCGATGCCAAACGTGACGCCGGCCAACAATACGCAACCTAAGCAACCGAGCAACATGCAGCCGGTAAAGACTCAGGAGCGATACTCGATCGAGCTATTTGTCAACAATGATCAGCAAAGCCAATCTCTGCAATCGTGGTTCAAAGAGCATGCGACGCTGCTTAAATGGACGACTACCTGCAACCACAATACCTACACCGCAGACAACCCGCTCTATCGGTCGCGATATGCAGCACTCATTCCGCCTGATGCGTTTCCAGTCTGCTTGGTCACTGCACCCAATGGTGGGCATGTCTACGCCGCTGATCGGCACGCACTACCGACCACAGCAGCCGCTTTGGTGACGGAAATCAGCGACGCGACCAAGCTGCATCAGTCGATCATGGCAGGCAACAACAGCCCGCTGCCTGCACAGCCGCAGCCACCAGTGGGCTCGCAGACTGCGACGCATCCCGCACCCGATTATGTCGAGCAGTGCAAAGATGGATCATGTCCGCCTGATTCGCGATTCCCGCTACTCGATCGACTGCGAGACAAGCCAAAGGATACCGTCGAGGGATTACTTAACGCGATCTTCTCGCCGACTGAGTTTCTTTTCCAGATCCTCATCATCGCGATCGGTACCTTTGTCATCATCTACCTCATTAAAACCCGATAGGCTGCGCCATGGTATTCAATGTAATCGTTTACGGATTTGTGGCACTGATCGTCGGTGCATTCGCATGGTTGATTATCAAGCCAAAAAAAGCCGCTCAGCAGATGGCACCCATGGTTCAACCGCAACCAATGCAGCCGATCGTCCAGTACGCCAGGCCGCAGGCTGACTCTGAGCTCGATCGCAAGCTGCTCAGAGTCCAGCGAGTACTCCAACAAAAGTACGAAGCCAAGGCTGACGCTGCCGCGATCGCTGAGGCGTACGAGCTGCTCGGCGAGGAGTCCTAATGAACATGCTGCAAGCTGGCTCGCAGTGGCTGGCTCAGCAATTGGGCCAGCATGCGAGCGACTGCATTACCTACTCTCGCGGTGCGGTCACATTAAAGATCGATGCGACGCGAGGAACATCGACATTTGAGAGCGAGGACGTCGACGGTGCAATTCATCGAGTCGAGACCCAAGATTTTCTCATCACCGACGTTTCCAAATTCGAATCCCGGTTTGGCACACCGCAGGATGGCGACCAGGTTAATGACGGAAAGAGCAACTATCGAGTGCTCGCACCAGGTGGGGAAAAACCTTATCGATACTCAGGCCAGCATCGCACGGTGCTGCGAATTCATTCCAAACAACTATAGGCTGCAAACCATGTCGCAAGAAAATGGCGTCACTCACTATCTCATGAGCTCTGCTTTCGAGATTGACGGAAAAGTACAAGTCGCAGGCACTGTGCTGCCCGCTGAAAAAATCGAATCGCATCCTCGATTCGATATGCTGCTGGCCGATGAGCACATCCGGCCATGCGGTGCACCATCGACTGAAGCGAAGAAGCCAGCATTGTTTGGCAACCGCCGCAAGAAAGCTGACGCCGAGTAGTTTAACCGCGTGCCCATCGGGCCGCGCTGAACGCTCTAACTCATGACTAAACAAACCGCACCGGCACGCCCAACGCAGGGCGATGCCCATGCGGTTAAACGAAAACCAAAGCATCATGAAAAACCCTGGACGCTGGCTATGCGAACAAATCAAGAGCGTGCTCGAATCCGCACCGGTCGACAGCAACTATACGCCTGGCGTATCGCTGCCAATGGCTGTCGGCACGATCGCCGAGCTCGCTTTATCGCGATTACCTAAGTGGGAGCCAGCCGACCGCGAAAACCTTTGCATTGCACTGAGCGATCGAGCCCGCCGCACGTCGCTAGCTGGGCGAGGTCCTCGGAATCGACAGATCACGGTGCAAATGCTCGTGATGAAAAAGCTAGATTCAGAGTACAGCGAGCTCGAGGATCTCATCGAACTGATGTTTGCGATCGACGAGCTGATCGGCCAACAAACACGACTCGGTTACATCGAGTCAGCCAACGAACCGATTTACGATCCTGCGGTGCTAGATCAGCACATGGAATTCAAATCGATTCTGACCATGACCTTTACCAACATCAATTAGGAGCCCGCAAAGCATGTCTAGCGTTTCACCGCCTACCGGATGGGATGTTTCACCCGTCGGTATTGATTGCAAACTGTTCTACTCGACGAGCTTTGGCGCTCCGACGCGCGTCGCAATTCCTCGAGCGATCGACATCACCGAGAACAACACTCGCAACCGTGCTGAGGTTAAGGCACGCATGAGTGAGTTTGTGTTTGATCGAGCAACCACACGCAGGCAAGAGCTTGAGTTTGGTTATCGATACAAACGAGGTACCGATGCGGTGTTTGCTGCCTTGCGAGCTGCATTCGAAGCCAAGACCACTCTCATTTTCTGGATCTTAGACGGACCAGATAACTGGATCGGCGCTCAAGGAAAAGTCTTTCCTGGGCAGATCTTTGACTTTGGCAATGATGAGCCGCTGGAAGATGGCAAGATCATTAACATCTCGATCGGTCTCGTCGAGCATTACGAGAGCACCACGCTCATTCTGCCGCAGTGGTTCACTGTAGCTTAGTTCACGTACATGTAGCCAAAGTCGCCAAGACTTTGGACGCACGCCAGTGATGCATCCAATCTCTGGCGAGATCGGCTACCAAACATAGGCTGCAAACCATGTCACAGATCGAAAAGAACTTTACTTATCATCCACCGAAACCTGGGCAGCCGGAAAGGTACCAAGAGATTCGCGAGAAGGCGAAAGAGCTTGCGATCCTAATTGATGCAAATTGCCCGCACTCTCGCGAAAAATCCATCGCTATGACCGAGCTGGAATCGTCCGTATTTTGGGCTAACGCTGCGATAGCGCGCAACGAAGCCTAGTCAAATCCAAGTCCAATCTCTGGCGAGATCGGCTACCAAACCCTACCAAAGGCTGCAACCGATGAAAGACATTAAAGGCCGCGAGTGGATCTTTCGATTCACCGCTCTGGCTGTGCGTGACATTGTCACGGCAACGCATCTCGACTGCCGAGCACTCACCGGCGAGAACTCGCTTCTGGTGCGAATCGGTCAAGATGAATCGCTGCTGCTGCAATGCCTCTGGCTGACGATCAAACCACAAGCCAAGCAGATGAACATCAGCGAGGAGGAGTGGCTCGAGTCGCTCGATAACGAGTCGCTGCAGTCGGCCACCGAGGAGTGGATGGCGGCATACATAAATTTTTCCCACCCCGCCCGCAGGGAGCTGCTGAGCCGGACTCTGACAGCGACGCAGCGCAAGATGAAACGAGCGACTCGGGAGCTCGAGACGCTGCTGGCGGGGAACGAGATCGACGCAGTGATAGATCGGGAGGTGGACAAAGCCCTGAGTATGTCCTCGAGCTCTGCCTCGACCTGGCCGGAGTCCTCGGAGTCGAGCCCTGGGGCTACACACTCCGAGAGCTAAGCCGCATGGCCAAGAGCCGACTCACGCACGAGTGGAATCAAACCGCTGACCTGATGGCACTGCTGGCGAACATCAACAGCAGCCGACACAAGCGATTCATGCGATCGCACTTCCACCCGATGATGGAGTATCAGCGAGTGGGAACGAAGATGACTAAAGAGACCTTGCGAGCCCAAAGGAAAGCCTACGCCCGATGATCCATCTCGAGAAGGCTAGTAAGTTCAATTTTTTCGACCGAATGCAAGTCATTCGATTTGTCGACGAAAAAGAACGCAACTCCATGAATCGGATCGGTTCACGCATCAAGCTGACAGCGCAGCGATCGATGCGACCGAACAAGCCCAACAAAAAGGGAGTAACAAGCCCATCAAAGCCAGGCAAGCCGCCCAAACGAACTGGGTCGATGGGGGAAAAGCTTTCCAAGATTTGGTACACCTACGATCGCATCAAGCATCGTGTTATTGTCGGTCCACTCAAATTCAACTGGGACGCATTCCCTGAGGCGACCGTACCAGAGACGCACGAATTCGGAAAAACCGTTTCGATTTACGAGGCAGAATTTCGAATCTTTGGCGGTGCGTATGGAGCAACGCGATGGTTGCAAGTTGGCCGCAAGGGAAAGCAGCGGGCTCTAGCAAATGGGAATCGAGTAAGAAAGCGGAGTCTGAATTATCCTGCTCGGCCGTTCATGGGACCGGCACTAGACAAGAACATGAATTTTATCCGCGATACTTGGGCTGATGCCTCGGGCAAGGTAGGTGCATAGTGGCAGGTAAAGACATTCAAGCCGGACGCGCAGCGATCACCGTCGAGCTGATTCGCAATAAGCTATCAGCAGGTATCGCTGCAGCGAAAAAACAACTATCGAGCTTTGCTGCGAGTGCTGCATCTATTGGCAATTCGGCCAAGCTGGGAGTTGGGGCTGTTCTAGGTGCCGGTGGAGTAGGCTTAGCTATCAAGTCCTTTGCCGACGCTGGCGGTGCGATCGATGATATTGCACAACGCACCGGTGCCAGTACCGAGGCTATCTCTAGCCTTGGCTATGCTGCCAAGATGAGTGGATCCTCAATCGAGGATATTGAGAAGGGCATCCGCAAAATGCAGCAGGGTATCGCTGGTGGATCCAAAGTGCTCGAGGAACTCGGGCTGGATCCGGCAACGCTGGCAAGCATGAGCCCCGATGAACAGTTTGCTGCGATCGCAGACAAGATCGCAGCGATCCAAGATCCAGCCGCTCGCGTTTCGGCTGCGATGGAGGTATTCGGCAAGAGCGGTGCGAATCTGCTACCGCTGCTGAGCACTGGCTCAAAGGGTATTGATGCACTGCGAGCGGAAGCCAAAAAGCTTGGGGCCGAAATGAGCGGCGAGGATGCTGCTGCAGCTGCGGCACTCGGTGACTCGATCGACATGCTAGGCACCTCATTCTCGGGCCTGGTCAATACGATCGGGGCAACGGTCGCGCCGATGTTTACGGCCGTGCTTGGTCTGATGACTGCAGGCGTGGTGCAGGTGCGTAACTTTATCGCTGCGAACAAAGGCCTTGTCATTGCTATCGTGCTCGGTGCTGCTGCACTGGGCCTACTTGGTGCAGGCTTTGTCACTGCTGCCGCATTAGCCTATGGTCTGTCGGTAGCGATCGGAGTCGTCACGAGCGTATCTGCTGCAGCCGGTACCGTGATGGGAGTACTCGGTACGATTCTCACCGGTGGCGTAGGAGTCGCGATCGCTGCCGTAGTGGTGGGGCTAATTGGCTTGGCTGGTTACTTTACCTACACATCAGGCGTAGGTGGCAAGGCCATGGATTGGCTGAGCAGCAAATTTCAAATGCTGCAGGACATCGTAGGGCCAGTATTCCAAGGCATTCAGGATGCAATGAAAGGTGGCAATTTCCAAATAGCAGCAGAGATACTATGGCAGGGCGTACAGTTAGCTTTTTTGAAAGGAACTATGGAGTTACGAGCAACATGGGACAGTTGGCTCAACTATATCATTGGTGGTTTTGATATGGCTTTCGCTTCAATTAGGGAAGTGTTTAACAATGTAGTCGGGTTTTTTGTCGATCGCATGATTGAGCTCTGGGGGCTGATGAGCGCTGACGTTGACGTGGAAGCTGAAAAGATGAAGCGACAGCAAAACACCATAGACAAAAACACGGCTCTTGGGGAGGGCGTTTTCGACCGTGCAGCCGATCGAGACGCCGCCTCAAGAGCCAATATATCCGATCGTGAAAAAGCCATTGCCGAGTTAGAGGCTGCACTCACGGCATCAACAGCAAAGGCTGCGACTATTGCTGCAGATGCAGCAGGTATGACACTTGACGAAACCTTAAAGGACGTCGAACTGCCAGAGGCGAAAGCACAACCTGTAGCTGCTCAGGCCGATAATCAACTCGGCAAGGCCTCAGATTCGATGCGTGGCACGTTCTCGGGATTTGCTGCAGCACTTATGGGTCAATCGGGTGCGTACGATCTAGACGCCGAAATGCTGGCTGAGAGCAAAGCTCAGACGCAGTACCTGGCCGAGATGGCCGGTGCTCTGGTCGCGACTAAGAGCACGCAAGTGATGCTTGAGCAATCAACACGAGATCCATTTTCACAGGTCGGATCGAAAGCACCGTCGATCGTAGCTCAGCTGGATCCAGCACTCACGACGAGTCTCACGACTGCTAACACGACGCTGGGCAGCATTTTGGCCAGGCTCAAAGAAATGGAAGGGGGATTCGCTTAATGCCGGCACGAGTCATACCGCTATGGGATTCCGGCAAATCGCAGCTGATCTATTCCGGCGAGGGGGAGGATAGCGGCGAGCTGATTTGGTCGATCGTGGATTGTCCGACGAGCCCCGAGGCTTATTCGGCGCTGATCACAGGCGATGGTGCTCTATGGAGCGGGCTCGATGGCGAGATCGATGGATTGCTTTGCCGCACCATCGATATGGTTCCCGATGGGCCGAACGCTTGGCAGGCGGTCGCTCAGTATGGCGAGCCGAAACTACGCACGCGAGAACGCGAAAAGCTGCAGGCGGTCGGCGATTATCGGGTATCGTTCTCGGTCAAGCCGCAGACGATCAAGCAATTTGTTGCCAAGAACACGGTTAAGTTTCCAAGCGGTGCAAAAGACTATGGCGGTGCGATAAATGTAAACTCCGATGGCCAAGTCGAGGGCGTCGATACGATCATCCCTGGGCTGTCGATCACCGTCACGCAGCGCATGGCTGGTGCTGATTTGACTCCTGCCTATTCGCTGGCAGTGGCTAACCTGGTGGGCAAGTACAACAACAATACTTTCATGAGCGTCTTTCCTGCAGGCTCAATTCAATTCATTGGGGGCGATGCTGCTTTATCTTTTGCGATCAACAACCCATTTGCGGGAGGTCCTCCATTGGATCCTCAAGATCGCGAGCTGAGCTTTGAGTTTTTGTACTCGCCGAATTTGAGTGGCATCACTATTGGATCAATTACCGGCATTAACAAGCTCGGGCATCAGTACATGTGGATCGATTGGGAGTCGGCGATTGTCTCGAGCAAAGCCGTGCGTCGACCGCTCGCGGTTTACGTGCAAGATCTCTACGGCATCGAGCCCGCAGACTTTTCTCCTCTGGCTCTGACGGTGTAATCATGCTGCCACGGCGACGCTTTGCTGGTGAGAAAACCAAGATCTCTGCGAGTGAGTGGAATAACCTTATTGAGCCCTCGCAGAGGCTGGGGACACAGACGCCAAACAAACCGACAGAGATCACCTATGTATCGGCGACCGGCCGCAACGATTGTGGATATGATTTAGTGCCTGGGTCGCCGGTCGTGCTTGGCACATTTACAGCAGATCAGACGCCTACTCAGCTCGGCAACAGTCGCAAGGGATGGTACTCGCTCAGGCCGTGCTATCTGCCTCGTACGCTGGCCGAGTCAAATGCATTGCAGGGAAGTCTCTTTTCGATCGGTATCACGCTGGATGCGATCGCTCAAAACGCCTCGGGAACGGTCGCGATTTCTGGGGTCGTAGAGTGTAATTGTGCGGCTGCTGGTGCCGGCTGGATCTCGCCGATGACGCAGTCGACCACCGATTTTCGATCGAGAGTGACGGTCAACGCGGTATGGGGCGTGGCTCGCAAGATCTGTGATACTGGCTCGGGACTGGCTCTGATCGATTTGAACAGCTCGAACAACAGGATTTTTTACCGACTCAAGGAACAAATGAAAACGCCGACGCAGGCAACTTTGGCAACGCTGGAATCGTCGACGGGAGATTTCTTTGTTCTCGATTCGTACGCGATCGCTCAGTGGCAAGCTAACGAGGATCGGGGCGAAGCGATGCTACTGAATAATCGTTGGGTGGTCGTGAATCCCTGGTGTGTGGATGACACGGTGGAATCGCAGGATCCGCTGCAGCCAGGAGATCCGCCACCATGACCGCGATCCCCCTGAATCTGGCCTATCAATGCAAATGGTGCAATGCGGAAGAATTGTGGCTGGGGCATAACTGCCGCGACTGTGGGTCTAAGGTGGGTAAATGCCGAGCACCGCACTGGAATAGAATTTCGGCGACGGTGAGTAGCATCGACAATCCGAGCTACTCGACTCAGTTTCCACTCGCTGGAACTGCTTCGCAGTGCTGCGGAACCGGGGTGAGTGCACAGAATGCCTTTTCCTCTGCCAACGGTGTCCAGTGGTCGGATAATCCGTTCAAAAGTACCGGGGTGCGGTGCCGGTACCGAACCTACAGCGAGGGGAGCACGGCCTTTCGAAAACTTTGCTTTGTCGACGGAAGCCCTGTGCCTGGTGACACACTTTACACGACGACGCAGTGTAGCCATTGGGTTTACAATCTGCATTGGCATTACTGGTCGCGATTGGATCAAGTTACGATTTACCTGAGCCGGCTGGCTGCCGATTCCTGCAAATGGCGAGTAACGCTGCGGGTCGCAGGGGTGCACTTGCTCGCCCATAGCTTTCAATATCTCAATCCGGTACCGCCCGCCAATTGTGCTGGGCAGTACATCGGCGCTACCGCCGTTTATTCGGGGGTGAAGTCGATCAATGTGATTACCGAGGAGTGCTTGCCTGCAGCATGTGATTTGTTACCGAATCCTGACTGTGCGATGCCAGCCTATTTGACGCCCGCCGCAGTGAATGTCAATTTGCCGGGGCAGGGAAACTTTGTGTACTGGATGACGCGGGACGTCGATTTGCTGACCAATGAGCCAATCGAGTTTAACCGCAACACGAATTCAGGCCTGGTGCATTGCTCTTTGTATCCAGTCAACACGAACCAATCCGCACCGACGGTTACTTGCCCTTCCTCGTCGACGCAGACGAATCCTGAGGATGCTCTCTGGTCAACGGTCGGTGGATTAAATCCAGTCATGTGCGGTGGCTGCTTTCTGCAGTCGAGAGGATTGGGTGGAACGACTACCGTCGAGGTGGAAAGTAACGATTACACTTTTACCCAAGCAGTCTGGGATCGGTGGAATGTTCAATTCTCTTTTGTCTGATGAAGCACAGAAAGCTTTCTTGCACGCTTGGATTTCGGGTGTGCCCTTTGATACCGCACCATTTGACCAGGTCGCCGAGCTCGAGCTGGTGCAGGCCGAATACACTCCAGCAAGTTTACAACAATACGAATCACCGCTGGCATTGGGGGGGCGTAGGTCCTGGCGTGCGTTATTTACCGAGGTGACTTCGATCGGGGATCTCGTGCAATGGGAGTTGACGATTCCTCGCTATTGTGAGTGTCATCCGTTCTACGAGGCTTGGAAGAAAGACAATCCGCCCGGCGAGATAGTCGAATTCGAGTGGAAATATCAACTGCGATCGGCAGTCAATACAAAGCTGGGAGTGCCTAATATCACAATCGAAGAAGCAAGATCGCAATGGCTGCACATCGGGCCGCAACGATCGCCGCGATTAATCTTGAGCTTGGCAACTGGGCCACAGGCGAGGGAACTGCACGCCTTTACAGGTCCAAACCATCGAGCCTACGCCGAGCGAGTCGGTGCGGATTATGTTTGCTTGCAGAATAGGCTCTACGATTCTTGGCAATTGGACAAACTGCGGGCTGCTTTTTTTGTTGATCAGTACGATTGGATTCTATGGGTTGATAACGATCTCTTTTTCATGCCGAATTGCCCTGATATTTTTGCCTCGCATCTGGACGCTTCGAAAGTCTACGGGGTCGACGATGCGGATTATGTCCCGAGTATGGAACCGTTTCACTGGGAAATGCAGGGGGTTATGGATTCACAGGGACTGCCTCGCATCGAGTGGACGCAGCGTATGATCAACTCGGGTATGATTCTGGCAAGCCAGGAATCGGCATCCTGGGCAATGCCGCCCAAGCCGCTGCCGCTGACACATTGCAGCGAGCAGCTCTGGCATGATTACTTGATGGCCGACAAGTTTCAAAAAATCGATCGCCGTTGGAATTGGCAGGCTTGGCAAAGCGATTTCGAAGCTGGATTAAGCCAGGCTTACATTGTGCACCTGGCTGGGCAAGATCACGAGAAACGCATGCAGTTTATTCGCAAGCATCGCGATCTATTGTAAGTGCCGGCAGGACTACGCGATTATCGGGCAGCAACAACGGATCGATGTAGCTTTCACGAGTCGTGCGAGAGTCTGCGTGACCAGCGAGCCTGGTGCCCATGCCCGGCGATATCGACTCTGCATAGGTGACTGCTGATCGCCGCAGGTACCGGAATGATCCCTCGAGGCCAGCTGCCTTAATTCGCTTTTTGACATCTCGATAGAATTCGCGACGTTGGTTTCGAAGAGGCCATATCAGCTTGCGGTGCCGATGTTGCTTGATGCTCTGATCGATCAGCTCCATCGTCGGTGCGTTAAGTGTGACGATGTGCTCTTTTCCAGTCTTGCTCGCACGCAGGACAATAACAGCAGTTTTGGTTTTCCGATCGCGAATGAGCCAGTCGAGCTCGAGTGACAACAGGTCACCGAGACGCAACCCGGTGTCCCAGGCCGCAGAGAAAAGCGAGCCCCAATAGGTGCCTGCTTTGATTCCCCAAGCCCATTCGGATTCATCGCGAGTTGTCACAAGAAACAAGTTTTGCACATCGTGGATTGACCACGCGCGAGGGCTTTTGCGAGTGACTCGAATCTTTCGAAAAGGTTCAAAGACCGGACATTCGCCGGCATCATAAGCCGCACGCCAAAGCACAGCGAATGCTCGACGCCGGGTGTGCTGGGTCGTCACTGAGATAGGCCGCAATCGCAGCCAATCCACAAACTGATTGGCGTAGCTTTTATTGATAGCCTTGACGGATTGGCAGTTTGTTGCTTCGACAAACTGACGAGCGGCAGGCATATAGAAACAACGCTGAGAATTTTCTTTGATCCCGAATTCGTGCGAGTCAAAGTACTGTTGAGCAAAGTCAATCAGATTCATATCTGGGGCCTTTCTGGCGAAAACGAAAGATCGTCCTTGATGTAATATCCTGCGATCCATCGTAATTCGGCGCAATCATTTGTCGCTTAAAAAGACAACGACGATCGCTTGGTTTTGTCAATCACTAGCTTGAGGGGCTAGTGGGAGCAATCCCTTGGAGGTTCGAGTCCTCTCGGCCGCACTTAAAAAGCGACACCTCGTACCCTAATTGCCGGTTTGAGGAACGCAAGCAAAAAAAAGAAAGTGTGTCCCATTTTGCTGCTATTCCCGTTGGGGGACGGCGGCGGGAGACCGCCGGAAGGACCCGTGAAATTTCTGGCTGCAAAGCGCTTCGGAGAAACGCCGGTGCAGCCATGTGTTAAACCTTTTGCCTGAGGGGTTACGATGGTCAAAACACTAAGCATTCTGCTGCTGTTGTTTGTCGATGAGATTGCTTTGCGGAATTCGATCCGCCAATCAATTGATATGCAGTTAAAGGCTGCTGAGACTGAAATAGAAAAGATTCGTCAAGAAACGAACAATCTGCGAATCAATAAAGGCCAAGGGCCTGGTGTAACGAACGTAAACGGCAAGACCGTACGCTTTTTTCCTAACGAAAAATCGAAAGAAGAATATCTCGCTACATTCGACGAGCGAATTATCAAGGCAAAGCACACGCTCCTGATTGGTCCAGAACTCACGTTCTCGCCCGTTCGATTATTTAGAGTTGGTGATGTCGGTATTCCTAATAGGCCAATTTCTATCGAGCAAATCATCGACGATTACATACTCGGTGAGTTTAACGACGACCGCTATCTGCTTGATGGATGGAACACCACCAAAATGTCGACGGGCCGAGTTCTTAACCTGACTAGGCCAATCTACGCCAGTCGCACACAAACATACACGACCGTACTAGGTGCTACCAAAACCGTAATCGTCCTTAAACCAGTACCTGACAAGATCATTCAAAAGGTCATTGATGAATTCAAGGAAGAATTCAAGCCCAAAACTGAGGTGCGGACATGGAAGTACGAAGGCGAAGAGCTTAAAGGCCAAGCCGTTAAGTACACCGCTAAGTCCGTAACCATTCAAACCGATTCGGGCGAAAAAGAGCTGCTGATCAAAAAGATGTATGCAGCCGATCGCACGCACGCGAAGCGAGAGCTCGGGCCGGTGCTCGACAAGAAGTAAACAAATCAACGGTAGACCGCTTATGGCTTACCAACTACTATAAAGGAATGATTGAAGTGCCAACAATAACTAGCCACGAAACGCTTGCCGAGCTCGGAAAGTACATTGAAGCTGCATGCGAACGTGGGGATTCAGTGTCTGCTATTGCGGAACGCGCCGGCGTGCAGCGAGACGTAATCAGCGGATTGCGAAACGGCACGTATCGATACTCTCCAACCCTCGACAAATTTGAGGCAATTTGCAAATCCGTTGGGGTCGAAATCATTTTGAAAAAAAGTTGAGAATTCTCAACAGTCTCCTCTTGCGTTAGTGTTGAGAAAACTCAACAATACACCCGCTGGATCACACCAGCGGGTTTTTTTGTGCT